CCACACGCCAGCTGGTATACCAATGCCCGTAGTCTCCTCGTCGCGGTACTTTATCTCTACTGTCTCATATTCCATATTTGTTTTGCCTATCTACTAAAATGGAATGTCTGCGATGTTAATGTCAGATACTGGCGCTGGCTCATCGTAGTTAGCTTGTGGGGCTGTTTGTGTGTTGCTACCATCGCTATTGTTCTTGCCACCGATAAAAGCAAACTCATCTACCACCACATCGATCTTGCTACGATTGTTGCCGTCCTTATCTTGCCAGCGGCTCTGGTTAAGTCGGCCAGAGACAAGCAGCGCGTCACCCTTGTGGAGGTACTGCGCAATCGTCTCGCCGCCCTTATTCCATGCCGTACAATCAATGTACGCAACATCATCGTTTCGACCGTTTACTGCGAGCGTAAAGCTGGTTACACTGTGCCCGCTATTTGTTTGTTTTGTTTCAGGGGCACGGACTAGATTGCCTATTACCACTGCTTTGCTAAATCCTTTTGCCATTTTGTTTATCCTTTCTATTCTACGGCTACTTTTGTTTTCTTAATCGCTGCTGTTGGCGGTAGCATGCCTATTATCTTGTCGGCTACTTCCTCTTCGAGCTTGGCAGCATCTTGGTACTTCGATGAAAGCTCGTAGTCTTCTGCGAATGTATTGTACTCAGACACCCAGAAGACACGATTTTTACCAAAGTAACCTTGGTACTCAACACTTACGTAGTACTTTGTGTTCTGTCGCTTATCAAGAGGTGTGGCGGCAAACTCCATGAGGGCGTTAAACAGTCGTTTGCGTTTCTTGGTTTGCAACATCTTGAAATGCTCAGTGTCGGTATCGATCAAAAAACGACAACTCTTTTCTACATACGCATAGCGGTAATCATCCTTATCGTCGACATAGTAGTAGTGCACATCGTCAGTATAAAGCTTAAGCCCCATGTCAGCTAATTGATGCTCAAGTTCACTGATCGTCGTCGTCAACCCTCTCAATCTCAAACTCACCACCAACAATCTTACTAACATGCTTTGCAACCGTCTGCGCTTTTTCGTATGGTAACCAAAGCGATGATGAGATAACAGTATCGAGTGCTAGCTTTTCGCCGTTTTTACCATATCCTGTAACATACAGCTTATAGCCTACAGCTCCATCGTCTTCGCATGTAGTGTATACTCGGTAGTCATCGTCTTCGCGCTTGTCTACTGGCGTATTAGTAAAATCAAAGACTGTTGCCATGATTGCTAAACTTTCTTTTTCATCAAGATTGTTTAACGCCGAATAGTAGGTATCGATATACCGCATACGCCATCTAGAGATTTTTGCAAAAGTATCGTTGCCGCGTACAACATAACAATGATTCGCCCCACGCTCAACGTCAAACCCTAGGCCTTTTAGTACTTCCTTAAATTCTTTTGCTGTCATAGATTACTTGCCTTAATCTTGTAATTACCTTTAACTGTTTCGAGGTGCTCCGCGATCTTCTCCGCAAACTCCATGGCCTGTAGGTCTGTGAGGCCTTCTACCTTAAACTCGATTGCATCAATAGCGGCCATAATCTTTTCTTTGTCTGGCGCTGCCGCTGCCTTGCGAGCTTCCTCTGCCGCTTTAGCTTCAGCTTCAGCCTTGGCGCGCTCTTCTGCTTCCTTCTCGGCGCGGAGTCGTGCGGCTTCTGCCTCAGCTTCCGCTTGCTTGCGCCTGGCCTCTGCGGCCTCAGCTTCCGCTTTAGCCGCTCGCTCAGCCTCTGCCTTGCGCTTGGCCTCTTCAGCCTCTGCTGCTGCTTTGGCGTCTTCGTTTGCCTGCTTCAGCTGTGCGAGTAGTTGCTCGAACTTCTCATCGCTCAAACTGGTGAGTGTTGGCTCGTACAAACTAATGTCATCTGTGTACATCATTAGCTTGGCGCGCCGTTCTGCCAGCTTTTCCTCTTGCTGTTTCTTCAAGAGGTTTTCGGCGAACTTCTCTTGGTCTTCGAGATACTTCTCAGCTTCACCAATTATCTTTGCCGCTTCACGGTTTACAAAATCGATTGCCTTTGACTGCTTTAATACGTCTGCCTTCAAAAAATCGTGTGTCTTTTTGATCTTGACGCGCTGGCCTCGGAGTGCGAGCCGTATCTTGCGAGCCTTTTGCATCTCCTCTTTTTGCGATACGTCAGTTACCACAATGTCTTTGTAAGTAGCGAGAATCTCGCCAACCTCAGTGAATGGTGCCCCGTAAGCCTTAATAAGCTGCTCGGCGTCTGTAATTTCCAGTCCCGACTTTACAAGGCCGTCGCGAATGTCTAGTACTTGGCTATTTGTCGCCATCATTTGCCCCCTTTCTTATTTGTTCAATGTCGCGCCGCACACGGGCTACTGCCTCGCGTCCGTTCGCTGCTGTGTACGCCATCAGCTGTTCAAATAGTTCTTCTGCGTTTGTTACCTCTGGCAAGTCGTTCTTGTCTTTGCCAAAGCCTTCAATCACAGTGTCTGCTACGATCAGCATGAGGGCGCGCATCTTTGGGTCTATGTCCATTTTCCCCCTTCGTTTTACTAGTTTTGTTCAAGTGCGAGCTTTTGGATTTTCTTGCGCTTTCTCAAGTCTGCCTTAATGTCATCAATGACGTGAGACGCCTCAAGCGCCCAAGTCGCACGGTTTTGCATGATTGCAAGGTCTACAATGTCTTCTGCGGTCAAATCAACCTTGCTGTTTTTGTTGTTTATTTGCTCAAGCAAGATAGTACGAGCAGCTTCGCACGCCATGTACATCATAGCTGCACGCATTACCTTATTGCGATCTTCAATACGGTTTTGTAAATTGGCCATATGGTCTTTACTCCTAATTTTTAATGTTCAAGTTTAGTTGTGTTATGTGTAATAGTTCTCTCTCGTCCTGTTTAGTATCCTTTCGTCTTACTTATCTGCTCTTATTATAGCAAATGCACGACGAAAAACAATAGAAAAATAGGTGTTTTTTGCTATTTATCTGTGGAAAAGTCGATAACGGCAAAGTCGTCGATCGCTTTGTCTGGATCGCCATTAGTGTATACCATTACGTCGGTATGGACACGTGCTACTTTGCGCACGTTATTAAAGTTTTTGGCAGCGTACTTGCTCGTGTCTATGTTCTCTATAAAGATAATATGGTTGTATAGGTCAATTTGGCCATTGTAGTCATCAATATATTTTTGGGTGAGGTATGGCACATCATTGATCGCGCCACCGCTCTTCACATCGCTACGCTCATAGTTGCCAATGGCGATGATAAAGCGGTTTGGCTTCATCTTTTTGGCTAGGTCAGACAGCAGCAGGTCACTGTGCTTGTCGTCTGTGTTCATATCATACAGTACCAGGTCTACTGTCTTGTCGGGGTGGTCAATGAAATAACCGGTAATGTCACCGTTCACGTAGGCTAGCCCGCCATCGTCTGGCGTTAGTATTTCGCCCGCTTCGGCTTCCAAATCCGCATCGTTCGCTTGCAAGCCAATAAAGTTGTAGTCGTTTTTAGCCGCTACGAGGCCCGGTGCGCCGTTTGTTGGGTTTAGATGCATAATGAGGCCACCTTGCGGACAAAACCACTCATACAGCGTTTGGTACAGCGTGGGGCTACGTTCTCCAGTGTCTACTCCCGACTCCGCCCATGATTCATCGCTTTTGATCCAGTCTAGCTTGCGCCCATCTATGACAGACTCAGGCATCAGCTTCGTGCCGCTTGGCGATATAAGCCGTTCGGCATCTAGGTCTTTAATCTCTAGCTTATCTAATCGTAGCTCCAGATAGTCTTGGTCAAATTTTAGCTCGTCTAGAATCTCTTCTAGTTTTAGTTCGTCGTAGCGGCCGCTAATGGCTTGGCTATTAAGTAAGACGTTAAGCTTGATCTTGTCGTGCTCGTCTAGGTCAAGGCGGATGCATGGCACATCAATGAGGCCGGCAGCTTGGGCGGCTCGTGTACGTTGGTGGCCACCAATGATTGTGTTGTCGCGGTTGATAATGACGGGGTCGACGAGGCCAAACGTCTTTATAGACGACACAAGCCCCGCAAACTCATCTTTATCGATAATGCGGGGGTTTCTCTCGTCAAACTTTAGCTGGTTTATGTTTATGTGCTCGATCTTCATAGTGTCCTTTCCTAAATGATAAGGGCCGCGTGGGACAAGCTGCACGGCCCTTATCTGTATATTAGCACAAACCTAGTTCTTTGGCTTTATCTTTAGCACCCTGGCCTTTTACGGCTGTTAGCTGCTTGCTCTCATCCTCAGTAATAGGCTCGACGATGTAATCGCCAGACGCTCCGGCAATCTGATCAATCACGCATAGCCCGCCAGAGTGGCCAAGCACGGTGTTGTTATAGACGGTTACGCGTGCCTGTACTGGCTTGCCAGCGAGGAATTTCCAGCCTTTCTTGGTCACAGTCCAGGTGCGTGGTATATGCTTGCCTTTGGCGTCCTTTACCTTTGCTACTAACCCGTGGAGCGCAATTTTGTCATCTGTGTGCGCACAGAAAATGGCCGGTCAATCTCGCCAGAGTCGACGTGGCGCGGGTTGCTTTGGTGCTCTGCTGCTTGGCGGGCTGTAATACGCCCCATGTCCTTCAGCATGTAAACCATAGCCGGTGTTATCTTGTACTTGTAAAGCTGGATCTTGCGGCCACAGTGCTTGCACGTGCCGTTGTTGTCGCGTGCTTCAAGGATTGCTTTTACTGCAGTTTCAGTTTTGCCCGACATATTACATTTTCTCCAAGTAAGTATCTACTAGCGCTTCGTTCAGCATTTGGTCTACATCGTCCCACTCTTGCTGTTCTTGCTTGCGTTTGCTGATAAAGTTTTTGATTGTGTTGATGATACTCATTTGGCTATTGTCCTTTCGCCTTAAGTTGTTGATAGTTTCAGTATATATGCTCGACGTTAGAATGTCAACACTATTTTTAAGAAAAACCCAACTTTATTGTTGGGTGTTCTCCTCAAGCCAATTTGCGATGAAAGCGTCACGCTCTTGCTTATTAGCCATACGCTTATAGTCGTGCCCGCACTCATTGCGCCAAGCTCTGTTGGCTTCAGCCTCTGGCCCTTCGCTACGGTTATCTTTCTGGCCGCCCATGGCGAGGCGTTGCTCGGGTGATAGCTTACTCTCCTCTTGTACCATCTTCATGTGCTGTACAGAGTTTTTGGCAAATAGCTCCGTTGTGCCGTCTGCCATCTTTACTGGCATAAGCTCAAAGTAGCTGATCATTTTATTTACCTTCTCGCGGTCATCCTCTTGTACTGTGTAGGTCTTACCGTCGTAGGTTGTTAGTTGGTATTTAGGCATTGTGTTTTTCTCCCATTTGTTACTAGTGTATTTTATTTTGCGTCACCGTAAAAGTCTATGTTGTCGTAGTCGATCTTGCGGGCTTTCTCCTCTCTCTGTCTCTGTATAAGCTGCTCAATCTGTGCCGCCTTGGTTACAAGGTCGTATGCTGTTTTGACTGTTGGTTTAAACTCGTATTGCCATCTTGGGAAGGCGATGCGCATAAAGTCAAAGTAGTTTACCGCCGACTCTAGGCCACGAGTACGTACCACTTCCTTTACCCACTTACGGGCCTGGTTGTGGTTTGTGATTGTTACGCCAAGCGATTTTGCTGCTTCATAAAATGCTTTTTCTGCCGGGTTATAGTTCTTACGCGTGCCGGTCATTGGCGTTGCAAGCTCTCCGTACGGGCTGGTTGTAGCGATATTGCTGTTTGTGGTTGTTGCTACCGCGCTGTTAGTGTTTCCAGTGTTAGCCTCGATCTGCTGTACTACAGGCTGCTCTGGCTGTTTCTTCGCCTCCTCTTCGGCTTTCTTGGCGTCTGATTCAGCGATTACCTCTAGCTTAAGCTTGTGGTACAAATCCTCATCAATGACATTGTTGCGGCGGTCGTAGTTGTCTGTCTCGATGTTCTTTGTCTGTAGGGCGCATTGTTCTGCTGTAGTAAGCTCGCGGGTTGCTTCTCGTGGTTTAGACACAGCAACCTCTTTTGGCTCTTCTACCTTCTCAGGTGTACTGTCGGGTTCGACCATCGCACCACCTGTGAGCATCTCCTCGTATCGATTTGCATTTGCAAGGTCACCTTTTTTGCGCAAAGTCTCGATGTACGCCCACTGTTGATCTTCGCTAGCCTTCATAAAGGACTTGTCACGTTCTTCTCTTTTGTGGTTTTCTCGATACTCTTTGATAAAACCTGTTTGTTGGTTTTCGTCGTCAAACTCGCCAGCGTCTTCGCGTTCTTCTACTGTAGGCTCATACTTCTCTCTGTCGTCGTAGTCATAGGCGTTTTCTTCTGTTTGCGGTTCTTCAGTCTTGCGGATACGCTCCCTCTTATCTGATTTAAGCTCTGTGCCGTCTGGTAGGTAAATCTTTCGCGCTTCTCGATCCACGGTGAGTAATGGGTAAATACCCTTGCGCTTTTTAATAGGCCCATTTCCGTAAAGGTCTATCCTAATCCATCCAGCTTTCTTTAGTAGTCGCAAATAATTTTTAACTGTCTTGATGCTGCACACCTGCCAGTCCGCCAATTGCTCATTGGTTGGATGTGCGTATCCTTTTTTATAGGCCAGATACTCGATCAAACAATATAAGTTCGCGATAGTATCGTTACATGTCCTGTTTTCCGCTAATGGAGCACCAATCATCGGTTGGTAGCCGTTTCGGTAAAATAGTTTGTCTGATGGTATGTTGTGTTCGTTCATATTGGTTTTCCTTTCTGGAAACGAAAACCGCCTACCGAGATAGAACTTGCTTGATAGGCGGTAAGCGGTTTACGTCTCCGTTCTATCTTGTCTATCAAGCTGTCCTTATTGTAGCGCACACGAACAATTAAGTCAACACATTTTTTATATTTTCTTTTACACACCGCCAGCTTGCTGGCACGCTCCCGCGCAGGGAGCGTAATAAGGATGTTTTGTGACACGCCAAAAAATTGTGGCGCAGATGCTTGTATAAGATGCTTGTAAGTAATGCTCTATCTGCTTTATTCTTATGGGCCCCAGATTTACCCTATATAGTCCCCAAACTTACCCTATATAGTCCCCAAACTTACCCTTATAGTCCCCAAGCTTACCCTATATAGTCCCCAAACTTACCCTAGGCTACAAAAAACGAAGTTAAAAATATGTGAGTTTTTTGGTAAAAAAGTGTTGACTCTCAACGTCGTGCATGCTACTATAAGACCAGCTAAAGATTAAAAGAAAGGACAAAATCAATGGCTAAAAACACTAACACAACAAACACAAACATTATTAATAAGGTTACAAAACCGTTTGCAAAGGGCCTTACCATCCTCGACTTGGTAGCCCGCCTCGCACTTGGTATTGCAGTATGGTTTGTACCAGTTCCTAAATTCATGGTATACGCCGCTACGTTCTTGGGCGCTGTTGCAGCCTTCCAAACAGCTGCTATGCTATGGAAGGCACAAAAATAATCACCTAGTGCCATATGAAGAACAATTATAGGTGGGAAAGGATGACGGACGGAGTGAAAGCCCTAACCGGAATCATAGCAATACTATTAGCCTTAATGGCAGTACCTCACATCAACAAATCGGCAGCCTCTACAAAGTACGAGGCAACGCCAGAAAGCAAGCAGCAGCAAGGCGAGATAGCCAAGCGGCTCGAGAAGCTTGGAGTGGAGACGCGCCAACAAATAGAGGCTAAAGCCAAGATTGACGCAGAAAACCAAGCTAAAGAGCAAGCAGCAGTACAAGCCAAGCTAGCAGCGGAGGCGGAAGCTAAAGCGTGGACAGTGTCCACCTCGCCACATGCCAAGGTTTCAGTGGCTCGCATTAATGAGACGCTGGCCATCCTACGTGAGCTAGGACTCACCAAGATGGGTGCGGCCTACCTTGTCGGCAACTTTATCGCTGAAAGCTACGTAACACCATGTGGTGTGCGAGGTGACGGTGGAGTAGCAGACGGGTTGGCGCAATGGCATCCTGGTAGGCGTGTAGATATGCCGTGTGGCCTACGTGAGCAGCTCGTATGGGCTGTAAACGTAGAAATGCCACGGGACGCCGCGAAGGGTGGGTATCCTAGCCTAGCGGGCCGCTTGCGTGATCCTAATGAGACGCCTCAGGGCCTCCTGCTAGGATTCAAGCAGTGGGAGCGCTACGGGCTCGAAGGCAACCGCGCAGTGTATGCCAAGCAGGTATACGAGTCGCTCGGCAAGTAGATAGCCAAAAAACACAATGAAACAGCCACTATGCGAGGGTGGCTGTTTTGTATTGGTTCGGTTATTATATGAGTATGGTATCATTTAATAATTTTAGAATTTAATAAGGAAAGTAACGAAATGGATATACCAGACGGAGCTTTTAACTGGAAAACAAACGGGTACACTCCCGTATTTAATGATGAATTTAAAGCACCAACATTAGACAGATCAAAATGGCGACCAATCGAAGGCGGCGAGATTGTAACGCAGCGCAAGTCGTATATGGACTTTAACTCTAACGGGCGCATAGAAAATGGCGCGGTAGTCTTTAAGGCGACGAGAGAAGCCGGCAAAGTCATCAACGGCACGGCATACGATTTTTTCTCTGCCGCCATTCAGAGCGTCAAAAAGTTTTCAGGCGTCTTGTACTTTGAAGCGCGCATGGCGCTGCCGACCAAATCAAGGTGGATGTCCTCGACATTCAAACTTGTGCCGACAATTCCAAAAGAGTACGATAGCTGGCTGAAGCGTATGGAGGTTACTATTACCTCATCACCACAAGATGACGGTAGTTTTATCGCTTGTGAGTACGTTTGCGGCGGTACAGTTCGTGGTAGCTTTATTACTGACACATTTAAAAAGCAAATTATTGATGTAGCCAACTTTCACACGTATGCCTTCTCAATCGAAGAGGATCGTATAAAGTTTATCTACGACGGTGGGGTTGTTCTGGAAAAGATAATAGCAGGCGAGACTATCAACGGCCAGATCATGACGGGAGTCAAACCATTTGACATTGAATGGCAGCCGCACGTTGGCCTAGAGTTTCGTGGGCCTTGGATTGCTGGCCTAGCGGAGATGTTGCCTCAAGAGATGAAGGTGGACTACGTCCGTGTCTTTGTGCAAGGTACAGAAGAAGAGGAGAAGGTAAGCAACACTATCAGAGGTAAAAAAATGCGCTTAATCCAAGGCTAAAAGTTTTCCACAGCCTATAGAAAAATACCGGCAAAAAGTCGGTATTTTCTATTGCATTATGCACGACGTTGCGCTATGATAAGTACATAAGCAAACGGGGCGAGAGCAAGACGAACTTTGCAACTTAACAATCAGGTTTAAAAAACAACTTTTAAAAGAAAGGATAAAGTAATTATGGAAACTAAAGTAATTGCGACTATCGGCAAAATTGCCGCTGTAGTCGGGTGTGCAGCGTCACTTACGCTGGCCTACATGGCAATCATACAATTTAACATTTTGGCTGTGTTTTTCATCGCAGCCGCATCATTTAACGTTTGGCTGTTCTGTGAGTGCGACGTGAACGACAGGATCGCAAGTAAGGTGGTACGATAATATGCCGTTACTGATTATTATCTTACTGATCCTCTTTTTGCCGTTGCTGGCATCACCAATAGTACTTCTCTTTGTAGTGCTGTTTGTTGTCACGTATATCTGTGTGACAATTTCAGACTACATTGCGAAGCGCAACCCAAAGTATGCAGCATGGCGCGAGAAGCGACGCGCAGAAAAGGAAAAGGCGCAGATTGAGTGGGAGGCTTTCAAAGAGTCGTTCAAGCTCGATAAGGAAGAGCACAAGCGCAAAGTACACGAGCGAGCACTGGAGATTAACCGTGGCATCAAACAAAGCAAAAATTAGGTTAAAGCTCAAAGCATACAGATAGCAGCTACAACACATGGTAGGCGTGCTGGAGTTTATAGATGAGACACTACACGATGGTAGCGCAACCAAATCTATCTATATCGCCAGCGCGACCGGGTATATAGACAAAGCGTCTAGTATGCTTGCTATGGCAGCCAAAGACCTTGAAACAAAGAAATAGAAAGGCGAACAATGAACTACAACACACCAAACCTAAACCAAGAAACAAACGATAAATGGGCGCAGTTCGACACACTGAGTGATCACTTGCGCGGACACTGTAAACATGAAACTGAGGAAAGTATGACAGAGTACAAAAAACACATTGGGCAAGGTAATGACATGATGGTAGACCAGCTGGCATTGCCACGCGACACATTCAAAGGTAACACGGTAGAGCCTCACGACTGGCAAGCGCCAGAAGCTGAGCCAGTCCAAGATGCGTTATTTGAAATGCAAGAGGTTGTGGACGGCCTGCCTGAAGAGGAGCTACAAACCTACAAAGACCAGATGCTGGCAGAGATTAGCGACCGTGAAGCAATCGTGGACGCTATCAACCGCCGGCTCGACAGCGTACAAGCAAAGCGATACACAGCTGGTGTACGTAGCGCCATCACCAAGCAAGTGAAAATGTAATGTACAAATACACAATCATGTTTCGCCAGCGCCAACGCGAAAAGCCACGGGAGTTTGTGACTGAAGCGGAAGGCGCTCGCGAGGCGCTCAAAAAGCTTGAAAAACAAAAGGGTATGATTTTCTCATACCGCATAACCAACGTAGAAAGGATCAAAAGTGCTTGAAGATTTAAAAAGCAATGATGGTGAAGACAGCGTAAAGACTGTAGACCAGGCAGTAGCGCTGCTTGGTGAGGTGCAAGACTGGCTTATCAAAGAGCTTGCGCGGCCGCAGTACTACCGAAAGCAACTAGCTGAAGCAATCACAGACATTGAGAAGGCTATCGATTTAACAATTGACTATGGCGAGAAGATGGGAGAGTGGGAGTGAAACAGCAAATTTTAGAAGTGCTCGACAAGTCAACTAACAACGGTATGAAGGCAGACGAGATTATGGTACTGCTTGATGAGCGGGCAGGCTATGTAATTGAAAAGTGGACGGATATACTTGACACTGAAATAGTGGTCTTCGATGAACTATTGCACGGTGTAGTTCATGATATGAAATGTAGTATGGAGGATTTTAACAATGGAGAATAAATGGCGAGGCAGCGCACTGTGCGCGCAAACAGACCCGGAGGCTTTCTTTCCGGTAAACAAAGCATACGCTGATGAGTACAACGGATACAACAACTACAATGATGCGCGTAAGATTTGCGCAGAGTGTCCAGTAAAAGGTGAGTGTCTAGCTGATGCGCTGATGACTGGCGACGTAGAGTATGGCATGCGAGGTGGGCTAACACCACGTGAGCGTATGGGTATGTTGGCAACAAAGGTGGCGATGTATGAGTAAGTATATTGTATCGTCACTGAGTAAATACAGTGATCTTGACAATGAGATACCAATGGTAGATAAGGTAATTACATTTAACAAAAAGCCAACATTTGAAGAGGCGCACGCGGAATTTGAAGAGTTTGTTTTTTTCGACGAGGACGGGTGGAAAAAGATCGACAACGAAACATGGGAGACATACAGCGACAGTGACTACTACGAGTATGGCGACCCGCTTTGCTACCAAATCAAAATCCAAACACCTAAACAACACAAAGAAATGGTAAATAACTGGATTGAATATATCAAACTCAATACAACACCGAAGGAGGCGAATGCTACTAACTAAATATAAAGTGCAAGAGTTGGTAGAGGGCGTCGAAATTGACATGGACGAGATAGAGGCCAAGACAGTAGCTTTTGTTAAAGAATTTGACGACGACAGCGTCACACTCGTGTGTGCTGCCGTTGAAATATTCAAAGATAAAATATTAGACGAATTGGGGAGACTATAAATGATCCAAGACGTGAACAAAGCCACTGGTGAGCTGTGCGAACTAGACGCTAGCACACCAGAGGCTGCTGCTATCGCTTATGAATATCTAACACAGATGGAGGCGATGGCGCGGAGGATGAAGCAGCATATCAAAGAGGACATGCTAGTGCGAATGGGTGACGACGAGGAGCTGGACGCCGGCAACGGTTATGTTTTCAAGTTCTCTAGCCGCGCTAGCAAGTATGTGTATCACAAGCCAACGCTCAAAAAGTACCTAGATGAGGACGCTATGGACTCCATCAGTGTGGTTGACGTGAAGGCGGCGGACAAGCTCGTAAAAGAGCTTAAAGAGTCCGGCGTACTGAACGATGAGGAGATTAAAGAGTTGAACGACGCCAAGTATGTAGAAAACTACACAAGCGTATTTAAGCTGGAGGTACAGTAATGCATCTACGACTATTCAAGAAACGTATCAAACAGTCGCTGAACTGGAAAAAACTACCAAGTAACCTTAAGCCTAGATATATTCTAGAGGAAATGGAGAGCTATGCAGAGAAGGCCAAAAAGCGCAAAAGCAGAAGCGAGCATACACGCACGAGTAGCAGACCACATAAAGATTAAGTGGCCGTTTGCGGTATTCCACACAGACTATGCGGCTGGCCTTAAAATGACTATAGGCCAGTCCGCACAGAATAAAAGGCTACAGAGTGGGCGTGGTTATCCAGATCTAACGATACTAGAGCCTGTGAACGGTTTGCATGGCCTCCTCATCGAGCTAAAGCGCGAGGATGTGCATTTGTACGCCCGCAGGACAGGCAGCAAGGTGCGAGAGGGCGACTATAAGGTACGTAAGGCCGGTGACTGGGCAAACAGGCACTACGAAGAGCAGGCAGCTATGTTACTGGAGCTATTAAAGCGCGGTTACTACGCTACCTTTGCTTGCGGCTACGATGAGGCGGCAGGAATCGTTGATAAATATCTATCTGGGGGTATACATACCAAACACCGGTTTGAGCTGGTACAAGAGTATGAGATGGTATTTGAAAACTACAAAATAGACACTAACAACAACGAAGAGGTATTTTAATGACACCAGGGCAGAAGCGAGCCAAAAAGCTGCTAGATAGCGACCCTAACTACTACAAAAAGATAGCAGAAAAATCAAAACAATCACAAAAACGATACAAAATGAACACAAAAAAGGCAACGATTGCAGCATGGAAGCGGTGGCATAAAGATGAGCCGCTGCCGGAATGGATCGAGCAAATGGCTGAATAAAACCAGCCATTTTGCTTGACTTATGCACGACGTTGATATACAATAGAAACGTAATATAAAACGAAAGGACAAGATATGGCTGAAACACAACAGCTAAACCTTTACCAAAAGCTTGCCAAGATAACTGGCGAGATTGGGGTTATTGCCAAAGACGGTAACAACCAACAGCAAAAGTATAAATATATTGAGTACGAAACCATTGCGGGTAAGTTCCGTGAGCTTTTCAGCAAGTACGGTGTCGTACTTATTCCAAGTATGGTCGAGCAGGAGCGTAGTGCTATTACGACTAGCCGCGGAAGTTCTGGTGTGAGCACTGTATGTCACTTTGAATTTACAGTGGTAAACGCCGACAAGCCAGATGACCGTTTTGTCGTTAAGTGGCAAGGCGAGGCGGCCGACTACGGCGACAAGGCTACTAATAAGGCGGCTACAGCAGCGGTTAAGTATTACTTGATGCGCCAGTTTAACATTAGTAGCAAGGGCGATGAAGACCCGGACAGCCAGACGCCAGAGGTTGCGGCAAAGCAGCAAAAGCCGGCGATGGCTAGCGTGCGTCAGATTGTAGCGGTGAGCAGGCGACTCGCCGCAAAGGGTGTGACGAGCGACGAAGACCGCAAAGCTATCCTTGGTGCTGCTATTGGTGGCAAAGGCGCTGTGCTTGATCCAAGCAAGGTAACCGTGGTAAAGCTAAAAGAGGTAGCAAACCGAATCGAAGGGGCTACGCTCGAGCAGCTGCTAGCATCAATCGATAAAAAACCAGAACAGCCAACGCCAGATGAATTTGATGGGCCAGTTGACTTTGACAACATACCGGAGTTTTAAGAATGGTAGACAACAGACAATGTGCGGATATGGCAAAGCGGGTATTAAGTATGTATACCAACCCTCTCTCCGCCGCTAACGTTAAGCCGCCGCAAAGCAATGTGAGCGTCCAAATAAAGCAGTTTAAAGATGGTAAATGGGGTTGGGTGGTGTATGATGGTTCATTGGAGCTTTCGCACTCCACACGGCCTTATGAGACGAGCCAGGACGCGTCAGATGGCGCTGTACGGTACTTACACTATCTTGGCCGTCACGTCCTTGCGGCGCTTGATTACACAAACAATAAAGCCCATCACGGCAATTACACGGAGAAGATATAATGACGATTACACTTGATCTAGTAAAGGTATTTGTATGGTTTTACGTATTATGTGCTATATTCACTGGCGTAACCTATACATTTAAGATTCTAAAAGCAGAATCAAAGGGCGAGGCCATTGGTAGCGCTATTGGTGTTATCATCGTAGCCATTGCTACATACCTACTAGCAAAAGCATATCTGTAGTTTTCCACAGGTAATGAACAAAGCCGGCAATAATGTCGGCTTTTTCTATTTCATCATACACGACGTTGTGCTATTATTGATACATAACAAAGAAAGGACAAAATGACTATAAAAGAACAGATACGCAACGGCGTGTTACATACAAAACGCTTTGCCGCTTATAAAGACGTAGAGGATAAAGACGGCGCGCTTTATTTCAAAGCCTCTGGCGAGATTGTCGATATGCACGACTATAGCGACGCCGCTAAACAGATAGAGGCCGAAATGGACGAGTATCATATAAATAAAGCCACGGTATACGTGGACACAGAAGAATACTTTACTGTTATCAGAGGCTAGAAAGTGGGAAGCCCCTGCTGTCTTCTACATCAGCAGAGGTTGAAAAGAGGGTAAAGTGGTTGTGGAAACCAAGGTACTTGGAAGGCCGAAACCCTCCACTAGCTCAATTATAGCACATGATCATTTCGAATCAATAGAAAGCCCCGCCGGAAACACAACAAAACGGCGGGGCATGTTGCCTGGTTGGAGAAAGGACGAGACAACCAGGACTGCGACGTACCCATAGGGGGGGGCGAATAACTCAAACGTCGTACCTCTATTTTACCAATGGTAGTGTGATATACACAACTACTTAATATGGAATATAGAACGGATGGCGTTTACAAGCCATTGCACCATGCTATGGATCGATACAAGCATCTTGTGGTCTTCGTCTGCTTTGTCGTCCTCTTTAGCTTCTGGCTCGGCTGGAGTCTCTGGCGTTTCAGGCTCAGGAGTAGCGGCACGGTTTTGGCGCTCAGCTTCTGCGGCCTTTGCCTCTTCTGCGGCTTTAGCTTTCACCTCTGCTTCCGCACGTGCTTCTGCCTCGTGGGCTGCCCGGGTAATAGCCTCTTGGCGCTGTCGGTACTCCTCAGAGGCTAGCAAATCGCGCTCAATTGCGCCGTAATCCCAACCTTGGGCAATCTGCCCTCGATAGTGCTTTAGCCCTTCCTCGTCGGCCTCACGGCCTAATACGCGCTGGTAGATGCGATTAATCTCATCGATTTGACTCTGGATAGCTTTGCGGCCGGCTTCCGCTTCCTCTTCGCGGCGTTGGCGCACAATGCGACCTTCCTGTGAGTTGGCCAAGTCCTCTTCGATCTGCTGCCAGTTCCAGCCAGCGTCAATTTGCTTTAGATAGTGGCTCTTTGCGCCTTCGTCTACGTCACGGCCAAGCACCCTGTGGTATAAACCGTTAAGGTAGTTTACCTCATCGCTGCGGTCACGAGTGCGTACGATATTCTCAACATAGCTACGGACGCGGTAAATGTTGTAGCCACCAATACGCCATGGTGCGTCGATTGGCGAGACATTAGCGCTGTAGACAGTACCTACACCGTAATCAGCGGTGCGTTGGCCACTAGCGCTTACGTTTTCCTCAAAAACAGTACCATCGCCCATGTAAACGCCAATGTGGCCGTAACCACCACCATCATATGGCCACACGATAATATCGCCACGCTTCAGGTCACCGACACGGTCAGCGATACCCTGTGCTACGAGAGTGTTGCCAAAGTCTTTAGCGTCACCACGAGCAGCAAATGGCCGTGGTACGTTCTCGCACATCTCAGCCAAAAACCACTTGATAAGGCTAACACACTGCCCAGTCAGTACGCCTTCGGTGTTGTCAGAAAGCCCAGCAGGGAAAAAGATGCCAATGCGCTTGCTTGCCCAGTCTTGTGCGTTTGCATCTACTGCCATTATTTGGCCTCCGTGGTCTCGTCATCAGCGTAGAAAGCTTTGTACAGGCCCTCTGTTGCGTTCCAGGCGTAGCTAATCGCACCACTCCAGGTAGCAAACAGGCCCATGCTCGGCAGAAAACCAAGGTCAAAAAGCTGCTTCTCAAGCCCAGGTACGGCCAATAAGCCAAGCGCTGCGGTCAAGACGGCGAGTACGACCTGTAGGCCAGTACGGACTGCACGCCCAAGTTTAGTGTGTTTGTTAAGTAGTTGTTTTGCAAGTTCCATTGCAAACCTCCATTTAATTAAATTGTTATGCAATTAGGTTGGTGGTCGATTTTGTATAAACGCCTGTACGCGCCGTTCTGCTCGCTTGGATACTTCCAGGCAATCCATGACGTTTGGTTGCCGGAGTTATCTTTAACATCCACACAAGCTAACACAGGGCTTTGGCCATCTGCACCGTTTGCCCCGTTTAGTCCGCTCAAGCCTGCTGCGCCAGTCGCTCCGGTAGCTCCAGTCTCACCCTTACACTTACCGTTCGCACAGTATCGCGCCACGGCTGCGGCTACCTGCTCATCAGATGCGTTTTTACCGTCACTCCCCTTACAATTCCCGCTTGCACAATATGATGCTACAGCAGCGGACACTTGTGTGCTAGTGGGCGACTCTGAACACTGATTGGTAATACAGTAGGCTTTAACCGCCACAGCAATTTCTGTAGCGGTTGGTGCTCTACCGTCTGCCCCGTCTTTACCGGACGTTCCAATAACCGAACCGACATTGCGAGCCTCGCCGTCGGAGTAATAGACGACTAGATTGCCGTTTTTGTCTACTTGGGCGTTAGTGATGCTAGTTACCGGCTTTTCTACCTTCGCGCCACCACTTATAGTGACAGATTGGCCAGGCTGGAGTGTAAGGCTCTTAAAAAGAGTGTAGCCACTAAAGGCCAGGCTAAATATCATAGCCACTGATAGCGCTTTAAGTAGCTTGTCTCTTTTCAACCACTCTACAACGTGTCGTACCTTGCTCATCGTAGCAGCCCCCCGCTCCCCCTACTCAATAGCGCAATAGCGATAGGAATAAATGAGGTGATCACAGCACCGACTACGAGGCGAAACAGCCAGCGGTTGCGGTCTCTTGCGTCGGCTGCGTCGGCCTTTAGGTCTTTAATCTCGCCATCTAGCTCGCGTATCTGCGCCTCAATGTCCTTTTTGTACAGGTCAAGCGCGTAGATAGGCACAAAGCTACCCTCTTTGCGCGCCTCGTGCTTCTGTATCGCGTCGTCTATAGCCTCTTTAACTTCGTACTTATTCATTGGCGTTAGCTCGCTCATCGCTTTGTGTACTCCATGATCACTAGGGCTGTGCCATCCGACCGGGTGTTGTAACGGAGTTGTTGCACACCGTTATAGACTGCGAGTTTTGCTTGGAAGTACTGCAAGCTCGGGGCTGCCGGGTTGGTGTAACCGTTCGGATAGCGCTCACCATTAGCCATGTTAAGAACAGCATCAAAATTAATGAGGCTGTCCACCATAGCAAATGTACCGTCGGCAAAACCGTTTTCTTGTCCATTGCCAGTTGTGTTAAATCTGAACACTTTGCGGTATATTGGCTTGCCGTCGATAAAGGTTTTGTTGGTGTTAATTTCGCTTGTGGAATACTTATTCTCATTGAACTGTGTCCAGTCTATAGCGTTGCGGCCGATACTGCTGTCGCCATAGCCCTTAAAGTTGATTGATTTATCTTTCATAAAGCGGCCGTCAACAAAGCCAGGTGATGCAAAGTCTCGTATGTCGACACACTTATTGTAGATAATCTGCGTAACTCCAGCGTCCACGCGCACCTTTGACAGCCCGATAAATGGGTTACCAGCGCCCACGGCAGACTGTATTTGGCTCTCGCTTGCCCCTTGTGGGTTGCTTGATGGCGCGCCCTGTACAACCATGAGTTTGCACATGTTGTTGCTGTTGTTGGTCACGCCGGTTGTTGGCGTAACCTTCATGTCAACGTAAAGCACTACAGTATCAATACGCGGATTGCTTGTGTTAGCGGTTGGTATAGTTAGAGTCTCTGGCGCGTCTAGTCCACAGTAAATACGGTACATCTTACCACCACTGTTACGTGGCAAGGCTGCAATGCCGCTGTCTACCTTCACAGACATGCCTGGAGTGTCAGTAGGCGTCACTACGAGGCCGCCAAGCACATCACCTTGGATATGCCAGCTAAAGCCAATCATGTGGCCGTACTCGTCGGTTTTGCCTCCGTCTCTGTTAAATACAAGTCTTGTCATTATGTGTAATCCTTTCAGTTTATATTGTAGTCAAAATATTAATCTTCAGCGAGCCCCTACCGGCAGCGTACAGGTAGAATTTACCGCGCCATATGCCATTATTGCGCCTGTTACCGTCTAACGCGATCTGCCAGCGCTGCACGCCGTCTATGGGGCGTAATCGCTGCACATGATGATCTACCGATCTTTCAGCTTCGTGCGTCTCAGACTTGACGACAAGACGGTATACGAGGCTGCGCAGCTCCTCGCGGTCGCCGTCCTTCGGCACAAATGTAACGTCAATGACTCGATCGTTAAACCCTACATCGCTTATATCAACATCCCATCTGTTGCCACTCTGCACGATGCTTGTGCGCACACTGTCACTACCAAAGCCCTGCTGCCCTAGCTTTATCTCGTCGCGGAATCGCCGCAAAGCATTGATGCGCTGGTAAAGGCGGTTAGCTGTCATCATATCCAACCTAGACATGCTCTACCACTCCCACTTCTACATTATCGTTTGCTACTATATACACTTTCATACTCACAGTCTGCCCAGCTGTGCCGGTCACGCCAACTAGCCACTCTACCTGGTTTGTGCGGTTAGACACAAGCGGTAATGGCTGTACTATGCGCTTAAAGAACTGGCCAAACGGCTTTGTCTTCTGATCTGTTTCGTATACAAGTGTGCCGTCAGGGTATCGTGCCTCAAATATAATGTCAGCAAATAACACCTCACTGTGTTTGGCGGTGGCTGTAACACGTAGAAATTTAGCACCAGCGTTGCCAAACTGCCCACCACGAGGCAGCGGCCCTTGCCAGTCGGCTACAGCGTTGGTGCTACTCTCAGTAAAGCGCATGTTGTCACCGCTGATTATCTGCGACTCTTTAATTTCGGCCATCTCCCTCTCTAGCTCAGACAATAATGCCTCGAGCTTCTCGCCTGGTAGCTCGCTCATTCTCTCAACTGTCATTTTACACTTACCTCTATATAGCCGGCGCACGTGCCGCGCACACGCACTTTTAGGCGGAGGCGGCAAATGTTACCAGTGTTTAGTATGAGTGTTTTCCAACGCGTCTTTAGCGGATCGCCCGCTAGTGACTCGTCAATTTCCATGAGCTTGCGCACTGTTACGGCCGCCCTGTCGCTGTCCTCATAATATAAACCGCCCTGTATCGAGCTGTATTGTGGAAAGCTCCACGCGTCCTGGTTTATCATACCCATATACATAAACATGTAGCCGTTTACGATAGGCTGCGTTTGTGAGCCATTGCCGGTAAACGTTACCGTAATCTCTCGTGAGCCGTTAGGTATCGTGCCGTCATAATCCCAGGTACGACCCGTCTCGCTCTCGTAAGTACGCACACCACTCTTACCAGAGGTTGGCTGTGTGTACTTTAGCTCTCTAAAGTCAATCTGGAGTTGTCTCAGCTCCTCAAAAAGCGTGTTTTCAGATAAGCGATCAAGTCTAGTCATCGTCTTGATCCTCTTGGATCTGTGGTACTGTAAAGTCATCTAGATACACTTCGATCTGCTCTTCAAAACCGTTGTCATCCAAGTGTACCTCGATCTTTTGTACTTGATACACCTTATTTAGCCCCTCAATCATACTGTGGCCGCTTGTGCGCACAGGTATGTAGTCACCAACCTTAATATAGTTTGTATCAAACTCGCGCCCGGTTACAGTTATCTTGGGAATCTCAAGCATAGTAGAGTACTTGGCTACAGCTGCAGCAGTGTTTTGGTTTAGGGTGCTCTGCTCTTTCACGCTGTTGAATGTCACCACCTTCTCACGAGTGTAGTAGGCGTTGATACTTAATGGGTCGCTCTGCACTGATACGATTTGGTCATCACCAAAACCAGAACCAAGCCCCCAGATTTTGTTGTACACACTGGTAGCCGAACGTTCGATGGTGGCACTCTTTACGTTACCTTCAGGGCCGCCCACTACAAACTCAATGTCAGTACGTGGCGAGCCGAACGTAGACAGTGTGTAAAACTTTTTGTCAGGGGTAACCCTCACGTCAAAATTGCCATCAATAAGGTTGGTAAGCTTTAATATCTTATCTTTAACGTCAGCGCGCTTATATGTACGATCACGTAGCTTGCCGGTCATGTATTGCCCGTCGTGCGGCACTTCAATACCCATGTCACCAGTGCTATCGCTCTGGATGCGGCGTACAAGGTCAAGCGCAATCTCTGCGGCGTCTGTCTGGCGGTACTCATTGGTTACTAGGCGGTCTTTAAGCATGTTTAGGTAGCCAGTTACGCGCACTTCAATGTCGGCCTCCTGGTCGATCTTGATGGTCGTAGACGTTACTTGGCCGCCTACAATATATACACCGTTACGCTTTACCCGTACGTCTGTTTGTAGCGGGTAAAGTAACGACTGTGGAGGTGTACCGATGCCGGCACAATACCGCTCAAATTCGTGTAGGTCTACCATAAACTCGATAGTGTCAGCTTCGTTGCGCTCAGCAGAGTAGCGCCGGTTTTTACAGAGGTGGGTAATGTCTGCGAGCTTCTGGCCATTCTTGTGCCATAGCTCAAATGCATACTCGCTGCCATGTTTAAAGTCCATGCTATACCCCCATAAAGCCGTTACGCCACTCAACGATAGCTACTACTGTGTCAGCGCCGCTTGCGCTCTCAAGCCTAAATACGTTATCGCCAGGCTGTAAGCTAAAGAATGTGCTTTGGTCACTCAGCTTATCAAAGATGTTGCCGCCATTCAGTAAGACGCTACGGGTACGTGTATCAATAACAACCTCACTACTTTCTGGCGCGCTAAAACCAGACAGCTGCACGAGCTTGCCGGTAGTAACATTAATTAGTGTTGGGTCGGTCATGCTGCCTTTAAACTTGATCACGGGCTTTACCGGAGTATTACCGTTGTTGCGTGCTGTAACCTCACCGCTACCAGACTGCCAATCAACAGGTAATACATACGGGAAGGTGTAACCACCACCACGCTGCTTGCCAACCTGCACAGATAGCGCTGTACCGTCTGTGTTGTCGTAGATAACAGGGTCAGGACACAGAAACTCAAAACGAAAGTCGGAACTGTTAATAAGACGGTCAAAGTCCATCTCGGAATCTGTCAGGTGGCCATTTACCAAGTATGAGTTACCAGCGTTGGTGATCAGCTCAATAGCGATTGATCTTTGCCGCACAGCCGCCATAATCTCTTTGCGCTTCTCTTCTAGCTCCGCTTCATCTTCGCCGAATATACGCCCCTGTATAGACACTTTGCGCATACCATAGAACTGTGAGGCGACGTAGCCGCCGTCTCTCTCAGTCAAGACGGCGCTACTCGTGCGAATCTCAGGAATTGCAAAACCCTTTACTGTGTCCAGGTAAAATCTACTCTCTCGATCGTTTATTACAAAGTTGTTTAGTTTAATGATCATCCCCGTGCTAACCTCCAGCCGATTTGCTCGATTACATTGTGCGCATCAACGTCGTTGTGTACTTCCATGTGTTGTATTGTAACACCGCCGCCACCGCCTCGGCTATTCCGGAAGGCGTTCGCTGTTTGTGTGGCAGTGTATACGTCAGCGCCCTTTGGAAGGTTAACCAGCTCAGGGCCACGCTCTCCAACCAGGGTGACACCACCGGCGTAGTTTTTCGCACCAAAGGCGAGGCGAGGTAAGCCAATGTGAGGAATACCAGGAATGTGCACACCAGGTATTTTGTTGATAATGCCTGCCGCGCCATTGATCATACTGATAAAGCTGTTAAGGCCGTTTTGTATCATACCGATGATGCCATTGACGACACCACGGATAGTGCCACCGATCATATTACCAGCTACAGTACCGATTGGCCTGAAAAAGCTCGCAATAGCGTTGTACACGCCGCTAGCAACACCGATGATGCTATTTAATGCACCAGATGCCGCATTAGCAGCCCAGCCGAACACAGCGCCAAAGAAATTACCGACACCAGAGAATATGCCACGGATTTGCGCCCACACACCACCGAAAAAGCCAGCGATAGGCGACCATACAGCCATAACGACAGCAGACGCGGTTTGAAATACAGCTTGGATAAAACCGGTGACAGCTTGGAATCCAGCCGATATACCGCTCCACAAAGCGTTTAGCACGGCCATAATCTGGTCTTTAAACGTAATCACAAGCCCGATAAGCAGCGAGAACGGCCAAAACATGATGGCGAGGATGGTCGGGCCCCAGTTTTGTAAGAAAGCAGTCACGTTGTTAAAGGCTGTAGTGATAGCCTGCCATACGTTGCTCAATGCCTGGCCTATACCGTTAAAAATACCAGTAAACCACTCAACCATACCGTTCCAGGCGTTCTTGATCCACTCAACAGCGTTGCTAAAGATATGGAAGCGCTGCTCAAGGTCGATTAGTAACGGAATAATAAAGCCAAGCGCAGTTATGATAAGCCCGATTGGGTTATTTCTAACGACACCAGCCAAGAACTGGAAAGCTCCGCCGGCCTCTTTGACTTTGACTATTAGGCCGCCGATCCACTTTGCGACAGTCGCAAGCTTCAACGCCACGAACATGGAGGCGACATACGAGATAATAGGCGTAAGCGCCGTAAGGGCCGCACCAAAGGCTTCAATGATGCCAGAGTTTGCAAGCTCTTTAATGATCTTTGTAAGAGGAGGCAACAGCTTCATACCAATATCAGTACCAACAGTCTCGAGCGTACTTCTCAAGTTGTCTAACGCACCGTTAAAGCCGCTATTTTGCGCTTTGGCCAAGTCCATAGCAGCACCAGAACGGCCCACAGCCTTCGACATGTCATCGTATGACTTGCCAGCCGAATCAGCCAGGAAGGCAGCCGCACGGAAGGCGTCAGTACCAAAGATAGTGGCCAGCGCTTGCTGCTTCTGCTCCTCAGATAGGCCTTTAAGTCCGTCTTGGAGGTTTTGGGCAAGTTGTCGCATACCGACGAACTTACCGCTAGCGTCGTAGGCGTTAATGCCAAGCTGATGCATAAGGTTGGCGGCCTTTTTGCTCGGGTTGGCCAAGCTAATAAGCATAGTCTTAAGTGACGTACCAGCGTCAGAACCTTGCATACCACGGTTAGCGAATAGGCCAAGTGTGGTCACTGTGTCCTCTAACGACACACCAAACTGGCTAGCAACAGCAGCAGACTGTTGGAGGCCTAGAGAGAGGCCGCGAATATCTGTAGCGGAAGCGTTGGCACCGTTAGCAAGAACGTCAGCAACCTTGCCGGCGTCGCTTCCTTTCAGCTTAAAGGCATTAAGGGCCTGTGCCGCGATAGTAGCAGCATCTGCCACGTCAATCTGGCCTGCTTTAGCAAGGGACATAACACCCTTTGATGCGGCTAGTGTATCATTCACCGACAAACCGGCCTTTGATAGCTCTGTCATGGCGTTTGCGGCGTCTCTAGCACTCACACCGGGCAAAGATGCGTCTTGGCCTAGCTCACGCGCTTTAGCGGCCACCATGGCCATCTGCTGCGCTGTAGCACCAGACACTGATTTGAATATGTTCAAGCCTTGCTCGTAGTCGCCGGCCATCTTCACAGAGGCTACACCGGCAGCTAATGCGCCAGCGCCAACAAGCTTCATGGCCGAACCGACAGGCTCTAGGTGCTTTTTAAGCTTCCCAGAGGCGGCACTAACCCTATCCATCTCTTGAGTGGCTTGGTCTCGTGCCTTGATAATGATCTGTATAGTATTAGCCATGGTTGTTTACGCTGCTATTCTGGCGCATTGCCTTTTTATTCTCGTACTCGCTCCGCTTGTCTTCAAGGTAGAATATCTTCATCATGTAATTAACCTCTGCGACCGGCTCGTCGTCCATCTCTTGGGCGGTTAGCCCAAACTCTTTACGATAACGCCGGCGAGTTAGCAAGTCCAATGTGGCTGCTTCCTTCGCCGGCCTATCGTAGTAAATGACGCGCTCCAAGTCGCTAACTATTTTGGGTCAGTAGCACCAACCGCTGCCACAATCACTTGTGAGGCTGCGGACACTGGCAAATCGTCCAGGTCATCAGCTTCTGCGTCTACTAGCTCACCGTTAAAGACGATCTTGCCGCCCACGAAACCCTTTTTAACCATAGGCAGCAACTGCGCTGTCTGGTCGTCGGTCAGCTCACCGTCTGCGCTAGCTTCGCCCTGGAAGTTGCGTAGCTCTGGCAGCTGCTTCATGGTTAGTGGCGCAATCTCTACGTAAGCGTCCTTCCACAGCTTGCCGTACTTGTCGGCTAGCATGGCTAGGCTTACTTTGGTTGCAAATTGTTGTGATAAACGGCCCATATTGGTTGGTGTCCTTTCCTTATTTGATTTATTAGTAACTTGCGGTGCTATTCACCAGCTCTGCCTCAATCTGCGTGCCGTTAGCAGCAGAGAAGAGGCCTTGCACGGTAAACTTCTCCATAACAACGTCATCAAGCCCTTGGTCGCGCTCCCACTCAGAGATAACAACAGCTGGCAAGGTAAACTTAAGCGATGGGTTCTCATCCTTGGCTGTACCGATCTTGTCATCAGTGTTTACCATTGAAAGCTCGAGTGCGTACTTGGTGTTCTTAAGCGATGCGTCTTTAAGAGTGTTGTCACTGTAGCGGCGCTCACACTCAAACATCACGTCAAACGCTTTGTTGTGAATCTCAGCAGGCGTGACACTACCAGCCTCGTAGTAAGCCTCGGTGTTGCGCTCAATCTTCACCTTTGCGCTCTTGATCGATACACGTGGTGCGGCTGCAAGGCCGGCTTTGTTAGCGGCCATCTTCAGCTGGCAGTACTTGCTGGTAAACTCAGCCTCAGACTCCACAAACGTGACGGTGCTTGTAGCAGGCGTGCCACGGCGACCGATAAAGTCAGCGGTGTACTTCACGTACTCACCGGTGACAATGTCAATCTCAAGGCTCTTAAGGCACGACAGCTCGTACTTAAGGTCAGCAGCTGGTGACTTTTCAAAGATAGTTAAGCTTGGCGACAGATTGCTATTAAGACGGGTAAACTGGTGCTTGAATGTACCAGCCTTTGCGCCGGCAGCGCTCGTAACCTGCCCAAGGGCAGCAAGCAGGATAAGCCCAAAGCTCTCTACCTGAATCTTACCTTCAATCTTGCCCTCGCTCCAAATCTGCGTAACGATAGCATCGTTGTTTAGGTCGATCACGCCCATGGCGCTGTTGTTTAGTGCACTCTCGTGCTTGTCTTGTAGGTCAGCGCTCAAGTGAGGTATCCAGTGAGCTGCGGTAGTGGCTGCTGTGCCACGTGTAGCTTCCTTGGCGATACCATAGCTAATACGCCGACCGATAAAGTCGATATTTGCCATTAGTTGGCCTCCGTTTTACTTTTATCATCTGATGTATCAGGCTCTGCCTCTACTGGCTCAGCCTGCTCGTCAAACGTTTCTTTAATCATATTATCGAACCTTAAAGCTGCCTCTTGTGCCGACGTGGCCTCAACGGTCTTGCCGGTCTCGGGGTTAAAGTAGGTACGTTTTGGTGATTGGTTATTGTTCATGTTCATACTCCTACCTGATTATAAACAATTTACTAGTTACCTGTGTAGTGGTCGTAGCGCACTATAACATTGATCGTAGCCACCAAAGCCATCACAGGCTCAGTTGCCACACTCCAGCCGGCAGACGTTGGCACAACGCCTAGCACACGATCTTTACCGCGGTGTCGTAGCCCGTCTAGGTCTACCGTGTCATCGATAGCGTCACGGATAAGCCCAGACAGTGTGCGCATGTTCTTAAAGTCCTCTGCGCGCTGGCTCTCGTCATCGTTCATAGGAATGATAGCAATGACATTAAAGCCCTCACGGCGGTGCACTTCAGTGTTTTGCCCAAGCTCGGCCGGTGCGTCGTCTGGCACGATCATCACAGCAGGGTAGCCCTGGTACTTATTGACTCCGTCGTCGTAGTCTACAACCTCAGCAAACACAGGGTTGCCGTCTTCGTCGCGGATAGCCTTTACTACCTCTACTAGTTTGTTGCTGATCTTATTTTGCATGTTACGCCTCCAACTTACTTATTACGTTTGCTATAGCCCGTGCTGCGTACTCTTGTATCTGTGGCTCTGTCTCTTTGTACGTCTTCTCGATGAATGGCTGCGGCTGCGTACCCTTACGAGCAATCGAGCGGGCCACCACGAATGGCGACACGTTGCCAAGCTTGGCGCGCACCCATCGTTGAAAGTCTTCGTTTTTCCACGGCGGCATACGGCTGCCTGGCTTGCGGCCCTTCTCGATAACCGGTGCGTACTTGCTCAATGGCGTAATCTTCGCCTCACCATTGCCAACGGTGCGCTGTATATTGCCCGCCAGACGCTGTGTAACGCCCACAGGGGCGTTTTTACGCATCGATCGCTGCACTATTACCGAACCATTAGCCAAGATGCGTTGGACAGCTCCAGAGGCCTCTCCGCGCCATCTACGGCCTAACTGTGGCACGTTACCAGTATCAACCTTGATGTAGGTAGCCATTACGCGGCAAGCTCCAGCACATAATGTGAGTGTGTTACGTTGTCAAAGTTCTCGTACGGGTTAAGCGCTTTGACGGCGTAGTTGCGCCCAGACTGATCGGTCACAGTGTCGTTTACCTTGATCTTGTCCGTGTTGGCGTACATATCAAACGCTTTGTAGGCGCTGATGTTATACGCCACGCTGTTCTCACGGCTCATAGGCAAGATGGTGCATGGCACACCGCTCATAACGGCCTGTGTCTTCTGCACCATCCCCTGCGTCCTCATAAGGCGCTTAACGGTCACGGTATGACGTAGCATGTTGGCGCTAATCATACGAGAAACCTCACAAACGGCGCTAACAGCGTCTGCTCTTTCTTTGATACACTGTAGGTCTTCTGATAGTTGCCCACACGCTCAGATGTGACTGTAGTGCCGCCGCTGCTAATCTCATTAGCCATGCCCCGCACCATAAGGATAGCGGCCATCTTCACGGCTGCTGGCACGTCCTCAAGCCCATACGTGTAAGTAATATGGAGTTGGTCGTAGTCTGTGCGCTCGTATTGGTCTTTGTAGCCAGTTGTAGACAGTGTGATGCGACCGGTCTTATTGTCTACACTGTAGCCGTGTACCTCGCTCAGGCTGTCCTCTGTGGTCTCGTCGGTAATCCTACCTTGCTTCACCTTTGACACCTGTTTAATGTACACGTTGTCCAGAAACACCACAGGCCTGTAATCCTGTATCTCTGTCTCTGTCTTTAGTGAGCCAAACCACACACCTGTAATGTCGTACAGCCACTGTGGCAGCATGTCGATGTACATTTGTAGCTCAGCGTCTCTATCGTTGCCGGTGATACCCAGCTGTTTCTTTATTTCGTCTAATGTAACTATAGCCATAGCTTTATTATCTCCTATAAACAGAAAAGGGGACAGCCTCCAGGCCATCCCCTTCGCAAGTCACAGCCTGTTGGCTATTTCTTGTCCTTGCCAGCACCCTCAGCAGGTGGCTGCTCGTCTTTACCAGCGGCTTCAGCTTCAGCCTTTGCCTTCTCCTCTGCTTCCATCTCGGTGAGTACCTTCTCGTATGGAAACTCTGGCTCATCAGCAAATGCGGACAGCTCCCACTCGCGAGCAGCGTACTGGTCGCCAGCCTTGTAGCGGGCGATCAGCGCGTCCTTTTCGGCTTGCCAAGCGTCTTTGTTCTCGGCAATGTAGGCAGCCTGTTCGCGGGCTTCCTCTTGCTCGTGAGTTTCGACGATCTTGTACCGGGGCTCGCCGTCAAAGTATACCTTTGTCAGCATATCCAGGTAGTCAAGTTTCTTTTGGGTTACGTGGTACAGGTGGTCACCTGGTACGTAAACGTCCAAACATTCAGTAAATACGATGTGTGCCATTTAGTGTGTCCTTTCTTTTAATTAAGCACCATTCACGCTTGCCATGACGAACCCGTCAGTGATCAGCGGGCTTGCGCCTGTTCGCTTCATCACGCGGAGGCTGTTGCGGCCACTCTCAAAGTCGCCAGTCGCAAAGCCAAAGTCAATGCGGATACCAGCAACGTCAGTGATCCAGAAACAGTTTTTGTTTACAAGCCACAGCTCGTCAAAGTTCATAGCGGTTGTGTCAACCTCTACGAATGGCAAGCCAAGCAGCTTGTCGTATGGCAGACCATCGCGAACGTCCTGGCTGTAGACGTAGCGGCCCTGGCCGTCCTTGACGGTGTCAAGCTGCGTAACCAAGTTAGTGTTACCAACCCAGAAAGCGTTGCGGCGATAGCCAAGAGGCATAGCACGGTAAGCTTTCTTCACAACGTCGTAGTTAAGCGCTGCAAGGTTAGCACCCATGTTGATCTTCTGGCCTGCTGGCAAAGCAGTCTTGCGGGTACGGATACCGCGTGGCTTGGTCGTGCCGTCACCAGCCAAGAAAGCAATATTCTCTTGGTAGGCAATCTCTTCAGCGAGCTGCTTAGTCAAAAGCTGTTCAACAACGCTAAAGGCGGCTGCGTCCTGCTGAAACTCTTCAGTAAGAGGCACAATACCAGTAAGCTTTTTAGCGACAATGTCGAACCCAGAGAAGGCTGCTTTTGTCTTATTGTAGGCAGCCTCTTCGTTTGTCCAGGCTACTTGTGGCCGGCTAACTTGGCCAGGCACACGGAGGTTGGCAGGTGCGTTGCTAATAACGGTAGCGAACTGCCGAATAGGTGCAACGTCCACCATCTTCTCAACGATAGCCTTTTCAATGACGGTAGGCACGAGGTAACCACCGTCAGCCTGCGTGGTGACATTCTGGCTGTCTGCACGGTGACCCATGCGACGTACTTCAATGTCAATGTCGGCGTACTCACGAGCAACTTCGCTGTCGATGCGGCGTAGTTCCTGCGTGTTACCAGTCCGGACAGCGTCGAACCATGCACGGGTCTGTGCGCGGCCTCGGTCGCTCTCGCTCATTTCTTTGTTGTGCTCGGCCATCTTGGCATGCCGGGCAGCACGTGCCTCAGCCTGCTTGCGAGCCTCTGCTTGGCGCTTCTCAATCTCTGCGGCTAATTGTTCCTTTGTGTAAGGCATATTTACTTTTATTCCTTTTATCGTTACTTTAATAACCTAATGACTCATCACCTTCATCTTCGGCCAATTCCTTTTCAAACTCTGCAATGATGCGCTCGGCCTCTTCATCGCTGATCGTCTCGGTTTCGTCTACCTCTGTGCTGGCGTCCTCTGTGGCCGCTTTATCTTCGGTAGCTTCTGCCGGGGCTTTCGGCTCAGCTTCAGCTGGCGTATCCTCTTCGGTCTTGGCTTCTGCTTTTGGTGCAATTTCGGTGGCTAGCTTTTCTTCTAAAGCTGCTAGCTGCTCTTGGAATGGTTTCATAGCTTCTGCTATTACCGCTTGTAGTTCCTCTTTGTTCATACGTGCCCCTTTTGGTTTAGCTGTTGTATTGTCGAGGGCTGCCTCAAGCTTGCGTGCTTCGCTGTAATAGCGTTTCATCAAGCCCCTTGCCTCCTCTTCAGATATACTACCATCATTCAACGCACGAGTGGTAGCCCCTGTGTTAGACGGTATGCCAACCAGGCTAATCTCAAACAGCTGGTTTTTCAGGTACTCAAGCCCTTCGTTTACCAGGTTTTCAAACCCGACACTCCACGTACGGAGAAAGCCACGTGACACCTTGCCCCACGCCCAGTTACCGCCGTACTCGCTCATGTCGTCTACGTCGAACTGTACAATAGCATCGTAGGCCCGCTCGTCAGGTACTGGAATAATCTCCAGGACACGGCCAATATTGCTTGCTGCATCGCTGTAATGATCCAGCTGCACAGTCGGGTTGTCCATAAAGCGCTTAAAGTCCCAGCCGTCAAACTTCAGGCTAGTACCGTAGCTGTCTACAGACTCATCAGTAAACCGGATACGCACGGTGTGGTTATCTTCATCTACTGATTGGGGTACGCTGTTACGCAAAATAATGTTCATGGTTTATCTCCTAGCTTTATTCTATTACTGGTCAACTATTACTGGCAAGAGTACACAACGACAATTAGGGTGGCTTGGTGGGCCTACCATAGGCTCGTAGTCCACCTTAAGCGTGTGTGTTACTGGATTGCCTGCTTTGCTGGTTGTGGTCACCTCTAGCCTGTCGCCTAGCTCAACAAATGGTTTATTCAGCTCCACGATCTTACCATTGAGGCTTTGGCAGAATGGGCAGGCGTCGCCTAGCTTGGTGTGCCACTCTTTACCGGTCACAATGTCTGAATCATCCCAGCCGTATATGTCAGCCTGGCTGGCCGCTCGTACGCTCTCAGTGCGTGCAATGCGATCTGCCCGCTTGCTGCTCATGTCGCCAAAGATATTCTCAACACGGGCACGTAGTTCGTTACGGCTCTCGCCCTTGTCGATACCCTCGGCTAGCGTCAGCAGTATCTGCTTCTGGCTCTCGTCGTTAATGTCTACTGCGATCTTACGTGCGCGCTGCTTCACAAACTCAGAGACAGCCGGCACATCTTTAGGTGGTTTAAAGTTAGGCAGCTGCGCCCAGGCGTCCTTGATTTGTTCTTTCATGAGCTTTGTGTACAGCGGCATAAGTGCATCTTGCAAGTTAATGTCCCACTGCTCATCACTCATAATGAGCGCCAGCTGCTTGTAGACAGGGTTAATGTCACGCTTTGCCAAGCTACGGTTGCCGTCCTCTACTTCGTTCAGCTCGTCAATGACAGCCTTGCGCTGCGCTTCAAAGTGCTTACGGGCAGCCTTCCTAAAGCTTGCCTCGTACTTGTCCAGCCGTGGCTGCATATCTGCCACCCGCTTTTCGCCTTGCTGGAATCTATCAGCGGCTCGCTTCTCTACCCTCTTTTTTTTTTGATTGGCTGCGCGCTTCAGCATGATGGCTAGCTCTCGCCTGGCACGTTTCTTGGCCTCGTCTGCGAGTTTCTTATCGTCTTGCTCTTTGTTGCCCTGCTCTTTGTTCTCGTCGCTGTCAGACGCTTCAGGCTCTTTGTCTTCAGCCTTTGGCTCTGGCTCGCTCTCTTCGCTCTTGCCAATCTCTACGCGGCCAGATGGACGGTACAGCACGTCACCGCCTTCGATAGGTGGCAGGTCTAATGTCTTGCGCACTTCGTTAACTGTCATCCAGTTATTGATAGCTGCCGTGTTGGCGCTAGCTTCTACACTCGAGTCGCTCGGTATAAAGTCTACAAAGGTAAGCTCGAGCGATGGATCGAACGGATCAATCACGTACTTATTGATAAAGTTACAGAAGGCACGGACACGTGGCAGTAATGTATACTTGGCAAAGTGATACTCTGCCGCTTCCATATTGGCCCTGTTAGCCGATGTGATCATGCCAAGTAGCGCTGGAGACACACGAAACATCGCCAGTATCTCGTCACGGCTCAATTTGCGGCCTTCTAGAAAATCCATATCGCGTTGGGTCAAAACGAATTGCTTGGCAGACGCCCCGCCACCAAGGATCATTGGTACATAAGCGTTTTGCCCACCACTGTAAAACTCGATAAGCTGCTGTTTTAGCCGCCTAAAAGCCACGTCTGTCATCTGCTTTTCAGACTCAATAATCATACTAGGCCGTGCGCTGTTAGCAAAAAAGCGCTGGTTGTAGTCTACAGCCTTATCGTCAGTGTCTACTGCACCAGCTGCGGCCTGAATAACTGACATGCCATTACGCGGGCTAGCCGGGTTTGGCCGGTAGTCACGGTAAAATTGGCGCTCTGTGTCTGTATTCATCCAGTAGTAGTCACCGTAACGCATAATCTCATCGCCGGTGTCTTTGTTTACCTTGTACTCTACAAGATGAGCAGGTAACACAGTAAGCGCTGCTGGCAAGCCTCGCATCTCAGTATTCTCGCCTGTAGGCACAATATAACTCTCACCGTTGATGTTTAGGTAACTAGCGTGTAGGTATAGCATCTGCATACCATGTTGGCTGTCAGTTGGGCTCTGTAGCAAAGAGAGTATAGGGTGCTCGGTAATCGTGTTACGGTTGCCGTTCCTATCTGTCTTTACGAGTTGAAACTCAACACCACTGAAAGCTTCAGCGATAAAGTCGTTAGCAGCAAAAACCCAGCCTTTGTTGGCTGTGACTTGGCTTGCTTTGTCTTTGTACTCTTTTATTTTGCCACCTTGGAATGATGGCATGCCAGCGTTGTATGAATATACTCCGCCGTCATCGCTCAGGTAGTTGGCGCGTGATTCCGCCGGCTTCTCTTGCCGGTTTAGTACTGCGTCGTACACCCTTTGCAATAATCCTTTGTTATTGGTCATTAGCTTATCATCCTATTATTGTTAATAGCGAATCCAAATGTCGCCCTCATCCTCATTAGAGATACCCATACAGATACTCCAGAATGAGTCACCATGTCCCTCTGGAGACTCGAGTGCTTGTAAAGCGTTGTCTACCATGAGAAGTTGGCTCGTCTGCCTTTGCTCATTGATAAGATTGATACGGTTGTTGGTTATGAGCATGTCTAGGTTAGCGGCCATCTTTGTTTGGTTTTTGGCGTTTAGTGTTACTGGTTCCATAACCGGATTTAATAATCCCTGTTCAGCGAATCCCTCAAATTCAGCCCTAGTATTATCATAGTACAGTTTAGAGACATTGAATAGTTCGCATATCTGGTTTAGCTCTTTGTATTGCTTCTCATACTGCCATCCATCCATCCAGAATGAGTATATCTGGCGATAGCTTATAATCTCGTCGCCGTCTTCTGTCTCGCTGTATTTCTTGATGAACAGCGCTAGGTGGCTTGGGTGGCGTTTCTTGCCAATGTCAAAGCCGCCTACAACTACAGCGTCAGCTAGTGCTTTATTCCAATCTTTCTTTTTCCAACACAGCTCAGTACTTACGCTCTCTAGCGCTTCACGGTTGATATAGCTGTCTTCGTTGTAGACTGGCTGCGCCATATACTCCTGGTTAAAGGTCTTGTCACCCTGTGCGGCCCTAATCTTCATAAGGTCGTCGAACGTGTAAAAGTCTGGCCATAGCACCTTCTCTGCTTTCCAGTCTAGGATGGCCGGCGTGAACCATTGGGCAAAGAGTGTGCTCAGTCCCTTATCAAAGAAAAAGTCATCGTTTGTCTGTGGCGTACCGACTACGTAACACTCACCGCCTTTGTTTACCATAGGCAGTAGCTCTGTAGAGACGATACGGTTGATCTTACGAATAACGGTAGGCTTCAGCTTATTCTCGGGGTCTTTTAGCGGGTCATCTACGTAGATAAGGTTGGCGTGGATCCCGCGCTTAAAGGCGAGGAGGCCGGCGGGCTTTACGAGAAACTTGGGCGCTTTGTCTAATGTCTGGTTTGGGCCTACTTTCGCAAAGCCAAGCACAGAATCTGTTTGGCTCTTGTAGTTTGTAAGCTCTGAATAAAATGGGTTTATGGCTACAAGGCTACGCACCTTGGATAAGTGATAAGCTGCTAGCTCGCTGTTATAGCTAAAGTACCAGCCCTCTACCGGGCTGCGTCGCTTCTCTCGCTTAAAGCGCAATAAATGCCACATGAGACGAGCGTATAGGCGCGTGCTCTTAAAGTGGCCACGGCCTGTGATGTACATAGCGTACGGGTGTTTGTCCATGTGAGCACATACGTCAGCAACATATTGCCCACTCACAAACTCGTCTTGGAATGAGAGGGCGAAAACATGATTAACAAAGTAGTTAAAGTCGTCAACTGCTCTGCGCTCGATCAGCTCCATCGCTGCTGCTGCTTTCAGCTCCAGCAACTCCCTCGATGATTCTTGTAAGTTCGTCATCGCTCATGCCCTTAATCGCACCAGATATTTTTACTGTTGTTTCCGACTTGGTCGGTGCTTCAGCTCCCACGAGCTGTGCGGCTTGCTTTAATGCTGCTAGTGCGTTTGCCCTTTCTCCATTCTTCATAGACTCGTAGTACACGTGGTTTATCTTTTCAAGCTGCGTCTCCACAAAGTCTGGTATTTGATCCTCGTATGATGCCTTGATGCGCTTTTTAGCCGCTGCAATGTACTTTTGGGCCTGGCGCTCGCCAATACCCCACTGCTGCTTAATTGTCTGCTTGATGATTGATGTGCGCGCACCGTTTAGGATCTGCGTTAGTACCATCTCCAAACGCATATCTGTAATCTCGCCACTGCTAATGTCGTTGTTTGTTATATCTAGACGCTTAACTGGCGGCACCTTCGTCTCAGTGTCGCTTTTTGCATCTAGGCCGCGTTTCTTCGTCTTTGCCATGGTCACATTATACACCAAAAGAAAGAGACGCAACAATCGCTGCGTCTCACCATAAATGAGGAATCTGGCAGCTGCGCCCACACACAGCTACCAAATATTCTACACATTGTGCCAGTCTTTGCCAAGTACCCCTTTTGTACAGTCAAAAAACTCATCTGCGACATACCCACCTAGCTTATTGTCTTTGCGGTACACAATGTAGTTGTAGCGTCGTGCAACCGCCTTTTGTTTTAAGCCTTCGAGCGTACCGTAGCTGAATACCTCGCCGTTGCTCAGCCGGCGCGCTACCACACGCCAGCTGGTATACCAATGCCCGTAGTCTCCTCGTCGCGGTACTTTATC